AAGATCGACGGACATGTGCGCGCCTTACATGGAGCGCGCACTTGGCCGACGATTAAGATCTTTATTCAGTCAACTAAAGACGCAGTGAAGGAACACAACAAAGCAATCGATGTACCCAAGATAACTGCACCAACATACAGCATGGATCGAAGCGACACGATTATGGTCAAGCGAATTAAGAACGGTGAACCAATACCAGATTACATTTTGAATCCTGAATCAGTAACACGCGCTCGACTAATTAATGACGGTCACATTACAGATCACGACTTGCAAAAATATATTGCACCTGCTGCACGAATGCAGTAAACATAATGTAGATAACTAGTGAGGTAAACATGGAACGCAAAGGGTTCATCGGCGGCAGCGATGCCGTAAAGATAATGAATGGTGATTGGTTAGAGCTTTGGCAGATCAAGACTGGTGTTAAAGAACCAGATGATCTTAGCTCCAATCTCGCAGTACAACTTGGCTCTTACACTGAAGACTTTAACCTGTCTTGGTTTGAGAAAGAAAACAATTGTGTACTGAGCAATCATCAGTCTGAGTTTGAAATATCATCAGGTCGAGAGCTACCATTGCGCGGTACAGTAGATGCAATGTGGAACGGTCAGATCGTTGAAGCCAAGCATACCAATTCATTCTTCAACATGGATAAGATGCTTGAGATATACATGCCGCAGCTACAGTTTTACATGTATCTATCCGATGCAGATGCAGCGCATCTGTCTGTGATCTTTGGCAACAGCAAGTATGAATACTGCAAAGTAAACAGAGATCCATCTTACATCGCAGCCATGATGGATATGGTTAATGAGTTTTGTAAGTATGTCATTGATGACATTGAGCCTGTTGGTATTGATGTGCCTGATGCACCATCGATTAATAGGATTCCTGTCGATGACATGGTGAAACGTGACGGATCTACTGACAATATGTTTATGGATCGTGTGGTTACATACATCAATGGTCACGAACACAATCGTATGTTTGAGAACGCCAAGAAAGATCTCAAAGATATGATGGCTGACAATGAGCGAGAAATATTTTGCGATCAGCTATCAGTCAGACGTGACAAGCGTGGATCTGTACGGATCTACATTCGCAATCAGAAGGAGGCAAAGTAATGTCAAACATGAAGGTATGGGACAGCGTATCCAAGTCGGACGCTAAGTTCCTAAAGAAAGTAAACGTAGGCCGTGGGTTTACAGCAATCGATGCTCACTCTCAGATAATGAAAGCAACCGAAGTATTCGGGCCTGTGGGTGAGGGTTGGGGTTATCATGTATCTCACAGCGTTGAAGTGCTTACACCTAACGACAGCGTGATTATAGCGAGTGTCAGCGTATGGCATAGAGAACCATCTAATGTGTTTGGGCCGGTGCTTGGTTGTAAGACGTTAATGCGCAACGGAAAGACAGATGAAGATGCACCCAAGAAAGCAATGACAGATGGTCTAACCAAAGCGCTGTCACATCTTGGTTTTAATGCAGATGTATTCCTCGGTGAATTTGACGGTAACAAATACACTGATGATACACCAAAGCCTAAAGGCGATTGGTAACTCTTAAAGAAATAGAAGCCGCCAAGACCAGCAACGGCGGCTGGACTAGGGAACAGCTCAAGCAATGGGGTGTTCCTTGGCCTCCACCTAAAGGCTGGAAAAAACAACTTACAAAAGGAGCCAGAAGCATGGCAGATTATGACAACACAAACTCAGGCGCAGCTTTCAAGCCATTTGATAGTCAACGCATGATCCTTCAAGGCAAAGTAAATCTTGAAGGCAATGAGCGCAAAGTCGTACTCGTTGCAGATCAAACGCGCGGCGGTGACAAGATCATCGAAGTCTATCAGAAAGTTGGTGTGTTGTTTGACAACGATAAGAAGGGCAATGAGTCAGCACCAGATTACTCAGGCCCAATCGAAGACTACGCAACCAACAAAGACATGCGGATTGCAGCTTGGAAGCGTCAGAAAGATGGCGGCAACTACATGAGTATGCAGATTACAGAGAAACAACAGGGAGGATCTAACAATAAATTGGATGATAAGATCCCGTTCTAATGGAAACATGGTATGAAATGAAAGCGCGTCATATGCGCGAACGTGTTGAGCTAGTGGAGTCATTGGCTCAATCACGTTACACACAGACACAGGCATCAAAAATTCTCGGCATGAAATTAAGTGCACTTAATAATTTTATTAGGCGCAATGAGGTTTACTGGCCTGTTATTGAGCAGGGAAAAAAGAGTGACAAAGAACCAAAGGTTGCAGTATCTTAAACGAATTGTTCGGTTGTGTGCTGCGCACAAAGCAAATCCAAACCAAACAAAAAATGAAGTTGATGAAATACGAGCGCTTGCTCAACACATCATCGATGCAGAAGAAAAAAATATAGAGATAGAGGGAACGCCAGTATGAGCATAGCTACAGCATGGCTTGAATTAGCCGCCCAAGAACGTGCTAGGCATAATAAAACATGGGGTCGAATCCCCGAAAAAAGAAAAGATGAAAAATATATTCCAAAGAAAAGAAAAGGTACTCGAGATCCTAAGAGACTAGAACTAATTCGGGAGATGATTCGAGAAGGCTTTCGCATAGTAGACATAGCTCAAGAATTGGGAGTCAGTGAATCAAGTATTAGATACTGGCGTAAGCATTATAATCTAACATGATTCGTGTGGGCAGTGCTATGTGAATGGTCGGGATATAGCTGCTGGCTTGGACGCCACTGCCCACTGCGACAATCTATCAAAACAAGAGGCAAAGACAATGGCAACTTATTACATCTTTAGTATTGTTTACATGCTAAATGGCTATGAAATGACTAGCCATATTTTAACTAACAGTGCAGAAAAATGTTACCAGTTAGTTCGGGCAGCCGAAGAAATATCCAACGTGCTACCCGCTGATCTTTACTGTACTGACACTGGTAGAATCTCAGCGTCAATACGTCCTAAACTTAGACCATCAACTCAAAGTGAGGCGCATCAATAAACGGACGGCGACCTTGGGATCTGCGTGTATCAATGTAATCATTCATAGCAGATTCCATGTCACCTTCCCATTGCGCAATGTTTGGCACAGTCCAAGCTGCACCCCAACGAATAGGAACATCAACCGCACGTGCTGCCTCTGCCATTGCATCAGCAATCTCGTCATATAGATTTAGTTCCCAACGCCCACCATCTACATACGCCATAAGATCTACAGCAATACCATCCAAGTGCTTTGACTTCATGGTTTGACTTGCGCCCTTGGCTACCAATGCGCGTTGTTCTTCAATGGTGCGAAGCCCACAGATCACAGAAAAATCTTGCTTGCTAACGCCAATAGCATACTTGACGACAGCAACCATGCGCTCATCAACACCTTCTAGTTTTGACAGGCTGCGTTTGCCTAGTTTGTAACTCATTTCTTTAACCCTCTCATAGTGCGGATCCCAAATGATGCAGCTATGGAAGCATACATTCCCCATTGAACCCACATTGGTGTTGTCTCCAAATTAGCAAACCCTTGCGCCATTGTCTCTTGCATAGAAGGAATGAAGTTGGCGCACAGAATCAAAACGAAAACTATTGTCCACAGCTCGTCTTTCCAACTGTCTTTACTAGCCTCGATTGCGGCTTGTTCCCAATCCATTTCGCCAGTGGCTTGCTTTAGTTTGATCTCTGCGTTTGCTTTTTGAATGGCTGTCTTGCCATCAATATATGATGTAGCAAGGCCACCAATTGCTGATACTATCTGTCCAATCATGCGCCACGATCCGTCTTAGCTTCTTTGTTCATCCAAATTCCAAAGCAACCTGTCAATGCGCCCATGCAAACTGAAACCAAACCAGCCTGTCCATTCGTAGGATCAGGCAATGACATGTACCAGTGTACGCTTTGGTAAGTTAAAATAGTAACCACTAGCATCATCAGCCGTGGGAATACTTTGTATTCATCAATCACTGTTGCTGGCATAATGTTCTGCAATCCTTTTGTTTGAAGTTATTATAACCACTTTTCCAGATTTGTCATACACTGTGTACTTTACCACCTCTCAAGGTAGACCCCTAAATAATAGATGCACAGAGCCACAACTATCACAGCCATGGCAATCCCCGCGAATGTAGCTATCGCTTCCATACGCTCCTCTCTGGCCTTCTCAGCTGCCTTCTTAGCTGCTTGCCTCTGCTTACGAGCTTCAGCTTGCCATTGCTGCCAACGATCCCATGTGCCGGGGGGCGCATATAAACGACAGTAGGATTCTAATTCTTGCCGCTTCTGTCTTAAATTTTCTAAGTGTTGAAATTCTTCCCAATCACCTTCAGAACCACCAGTGATTGCAGTAAGTGGACTGTTCTTCTTACGTTGAACAGCCTCTTTTACATCTTCTTCCGCTGAAAGAAACTTACCGACCGCGCCGATAAGCCCCGCAGTTTCTTTGCCATTACTAAGAGCCTGACGGATAACCGAATAAGCGGCATTCGCAGCCATGATGCTCTCAAGTATAGCCATGTAATCATCCAGACAGGCTCAGTCTTAGCAGCATAATAATAATAGCTGCCGATGAGCCTATCATAATAGCCTCTAGTCTTTTCACACGATTAAACAGATCCTTAAACTGAATATCCATTTCAGTTTTCATAGCAACTATCTGTTTTTCTATAGTGTCAATGCGCTCATGCGCGGATGCAACAGTACGTTTGTCCATCTTCTTCCTCTTACGGTGCTACAGGCCAATCATCATCGGCAATGTTAGGCCATGATGCCAAGTCTGACATATCACGAAGCTCTTGGCGATAGGTTGCCCATGCTGTCTTGTCCTCATTTGTCAGTGGGCTGTCATTCATTTGCGTCCAATCGCTGTCAGCCAATAGCTTGTCGCGAACCCTGCGCTGAGACACGGCTTCTTCTTCATCTAGCTTTTGTTGATAAGCCGCTTCTTTTTCTGCCTTTGTGCTATCATCATCGTCTGCAAACATATCTTGAGCGATATATTTTTCCACCCAATTACCATTCGCATCTTGCTCAACACCGTCACGAACAGAGTTTTGATACGCTGTTATCGTTGCTGGGGGTGACTTCAATACAGGGTCTAAATCAAGTGCGTCTAACGTTGCGGCTTTCCATACGCGCGGCAAGGACATGTTGGGAAAGTCAGATCGCCATTCGCCTTGGCTCTTAACTTCGCCTGTTGTTCTGTTTCTATATTCGCCCATCAGATTGATCCTTTCCTATGGGGTTGATTTATTAAGCGGCAATCGCCCAATATAAATAAGTAGCGCCACTGTCATTAAGAGAAACAACTCCCTTTACTGCACTAAATCCAGCAGAATAAGGGTCTACTAAATCAAAGTTGCTACTGTTGCTGTTTCCGTTAAGTTGAAAATATAACTCGTTTCCTGAAACAATTCCTCTAGTGCTATCAAAAGTAAACCAGTTACCACTATTATCAATTCGCTTAATCATTAACCAATCAACGCCATTGCTGAACCCAAGATCAATGTCTTGATTGGTTGCCCCGTTCCCAGTGTATGTCCCTATTTTCTGAAATTCATTTGAGGCAAACATATAAGCTACAAAGTCACCGTTGACTCTATTTGTATAATCTTCTGTCCCAACCCTAAAACTCGTTGCAGTAGGAACAGTGCTGTCCCAATAGTTTGCTCCAGTTCTGTAGCCATCATTGCTACCCTGTATCATATATTGACTTCCTGTGAGGCCAGTAGACCAAACAGCAAATTGACCACTTTCATCTCTTGCTTTTACGAATAATAATTCTGGGGCAACACCTAGCGAATGCTCAATATCTTGCGCTGTTCCAGTTGCTTGATAATCAACCATATCAAAAAAGCCCCTAGCCCTTTTGAAAGCAGCCATACGCTTTGAAGTCGATGCACTATTAACATCCCCAACACCATTTTGATAATCCCATTGTCTATTTTCAATGCCTGAATCTTGCTGTTGAAATAAACCAGTGCTTAAAGAAAAATCACAACCGTTTGTTGACCTGTCTCCAAAGCGATAGTTTACGGTATTACTATCCCGCTGCACATAAAAATCCACAGGAAACCCTGTAACATAGCAAGGTGTTGTAGATGTTCTTGTAATCATAGAAAAAACATCACCAACATTTTCAGGTTCTTCATGCAGTGTTTTTCTAATTGCAACGTAAATATACTTAGAACCAGACGGGTAGTTCACATTACTTTGGGTGCTATTTAATCTAAATCCATCTGTTCTGTGCAAACCAAGTAAAGGCCCAGTTCCACGAGCCAAATCATTTGTATTAACTTCAAAATATTCAGAATCTTCCGCAGATGAACCAATGCGGTTTGCAGTTCCCCTTTGAGTGTCAAATAACCACCAATCCGCCGCCGCATTATCAGCTTTTTTAATTAACAACCATTGAGGTTCAAATCCAACATTAATATCAAAATCACCAGATGATCCATTGCCAGTATAAGTGCCACATTTCACAACATCGTGATCACCGTCTGGGCCGAAAATTCCTGTGCCATCATTATGCGCCCATAGATAAGCAATGTAAGTCCCGCCCGATGCATTTACATTACTGTCACTGCCTACAGTAAATTGTGTTGTTGTAGGTGCGGTATTATTAAATCTAGTTGATGATGTTGCCTCAATGTTTGATGACGTAATTGCCAGATACTTTGTTGCGCCCAATGATCTATGGTAACAAGTTCCCTCGCTATTTGCACCAATGCGCTTAATAAACATAAAGCCAACTTCATCATTTAAGCTGTGGGAAATGTTTTGAGTTGAGCCTGTTCCTGTATATTGAACCACATCAAAAAACTTTTCGTGCTGCCGAAATGAATAGCAAGCAAAGCTGTCATTATTCCCATTTATGTCAGAGTTAGCGTCTATTTCTATTCCATTGGTTTCAAATGAATTAAAATAACCGTTTAGTGGATTAGAGTTCGCAATACTATTTGTGTAAACTGCTACAGTTCCGCTACCAACGCCTCTTATTGTATCAACAAGAAAATGATTCCCAGATGTGTTTCTTTGCTTTATCCAAACTAGACCCTCGTTTTCAACAAAGTCTATTCCTGTGTCAATTACTCGATTATAAGTCTGATTCCCTTCATACAAAGTTATAGAGAATACATCTTCAAAATTTACAATTTCACCACCACCAGAACCCGCAGCCGCTTGGATAAGTTTTTTAGTATTAGCCATTATTTACCCCAATGCTTGACCAGCCGTGAACCCATACCATGTTGTGCCGCCATCATGCGTGATAAACACAAAGTAATCTACCGCAGATGCAGTAGCTGTTAAGGTTGGCGCAGTTGCGCTAGGCCAATCAACCGCTGCAGGCCATGCTACTGTATAACCGCTTGCAGATGCATCTTGAACGAGCTTCAGTGTAAAGCTAGATACCCTTCCAGAAGCCGCTGGGTTACTAAATGTAAACGTGGTGTTTTCTGTTAGCGTGTGGCTAAAATTTGTGCCATCATTTAAATCAATGGTTGTAGCGTTAGAAGATGAAGTTACAGAGTTGTATCTTTCAGAAAGTAAATCTTCGAATGAGAGGTTGCCGCTTGCATCAGACACAAGGATTTGGTCAGCTGCGCTAGGGCCAGCGGAAGGCAATGTCATAGTGTATGAAGATGTAATATCCGTTGGGACTGTAATCTCAGAATAATTTGAATTATCAGAATCATAAATTACTAAACCATGACGATTATAAAAATGAGTGCCAGTAGAATAAATTCTTATTGTCTCTAAATCATTAACACCATCACCAGTATTACTAATTTTCAAATAAGTATAACTGCTTCCAAACCCACTTGCATGAGCAGCAATAGAAGC